ATTTAAAAGCTTTTACTACTTGATAATGATCTTTGTCTAGTGGTTTTTCTTCATTACACTTGGAGCATACTCTAGTTTGGGGTTTCCCAATCTGATTTTTCTCGTTTACGGAGGCTCTTAAGTTCTCTGTAAAGTTCCTTGATTTGCTGATAAGCGTCTTCTGGCGAAATCTTATCTGCGATTTCAAGTCCGGCAATGAGACCGACTTTATCTCCAAAACGAGCCAGTGCTCGTTCAAAAATTGAAAGATCCTCATACATCACTCAATACCATTGAACTATCACACATATTTAACACAGTAAAAAATAATTTTTTCATTTGGTAACACAAATAGCGGGAAGACCTTCAACAAATATGGTTTGAATAAGATCATCAAGACGAGCTTGTGTCTTTTTGCCATAGTTCTTGAAGACAGGAACAGTAACAAAACCAGTAGGTTTGCGATACAGATTGAATTGGCCGGCAGGAATCTTGCCGGTAGCAATATCCTGAGCATCAGCATGGTTCAAACGAATGACACGACCAATAGTTTGTGCCATCTCAACTACATTCAGATTCCTCATGAGAACCGTATGAGTCAAACCATGAACATTGATGCCTTCAGAAAGAATACTGTAGTGGAAGATCACAAACTTACGGTCAGGATCTTTACCCCAAGCATTGAAAGTATCAAAGAATTGCTCACGGTTGACTTTTTTACGGTTGACATAAGCACCATACTTACTGGTAATGTGAAGAACATCATACCCCCTTTCTTCAAGATTGTCAAGTAGGGCAGTTTTGGAAATTGCTTCCCAAAGTACCTTGCTGTTAGGGGCGGCCACAAGGACTTTGGAGCCCGTGTGCTCGTCAAGGTCATCAATGATGTCAAGAAGAGTTTGAGCGTCGTCTGAAGCGGCTGTGAGACCCTTCTGGCGTTCAAAATCAACCTCATGTGTCACAACAGTGGGAGGTAGAATGCTACCGTTCTGAACCAGCTCGGGAGCGGGTACAGTCTCCAGAACATTACCAAAAACAATGCTGTTATTCATGCCAGTATCAAAAGGAGACTTCTTGTGCTTCGGAGTGGCAGTAAAATAATAGTAATTTTTGGCATTACACTCAGCTACGCTAACAAAGAAGTTTTTCTTGGTGGCGTTATGTGCCTCGTCGTAGTAAGCAACATCAATCCGTGTATTAGATTCGTTGATGCGACGAAGAGAGTTATATGTAGTAAAGATGAGTTGATGCTCATCTTTTACGAGCATATTCCACTGGGAAATTTTTTCGGCTTTTGTGGTACTGTAGTGATGAGTTTCGCCACTGTGAACGTGAAGTACATTGGCACAATCAATGTGCTCAAGAAACTCCGACGACAGTTGTTCTGCCAGCAGAATACGAGGAGCACACACAAGAATGGTAAGTGGTGTAGTAGATTCCTGAAAACGACGAAGAGCGTCAAGAATCATGACAAGAGTTTTACCACCGCCAGTTGGAACGATGATTTGCCCGAAGGCGTTGATGGACAGGGCATCAAGGGCACGTTGCTGGTGAGGCCGGAGTTTCATGGCAAATGCGTTTCAATACAGATAGTATGCCACAAAAAACGGGGCTCGTCAAGCCCCTCAGCACCCAGCATTGCCGCTCACCTTCTTCAAATCAATTTAATAAGTTTAGTTTAAAAGCTACCGTTGTTCTTAAATAAGGGCAATCTCTCGTTGGAGATCTGCCATAATGATATAAATTAGAAGGAAAAAATATAGCAGAGTTTGGTTCTGGTGGAATATACCGTATCTGCTCATCATCAGTACGAATTAAAGTTTCTCCTCCCCAAATCAAGTCCCAAACAGGATTAGCATAATATAAAAATGTATGTCTATTTTCTTCAGCACTATCAATATGCCACTCAGAATCTAAACCAAAGGTTTGACCGTTGGCGTAAAGACTTTCTACTTCAAAGTCACGTTTCAATATTTGTTTAATTTTGCTAGTAAAATATACGCTAAAAAAATCGTTGTCCCGAAGTGACATATACCAAAATCTTTTAGAAAATTTTGGAGCAATTCCTCCCTCGAATGCCCAATTATTAGATGTCAGAATTTTATTTACTGTTTCCAGATCTTCCTTAGCGGTTAATATATTGTGATATCTAATCATAAAGAATATTTTCCCACACACATATTCCATCTATATTATATACCCAAATAGAAACATAAAGAGGAGAATTTTCTCCATACTCTCCGTATATTTCTCTATTAGTAGGGAAAAAGAGTTGTGCCTCTTGTTCAGCAGAATTATCATCATATTCAAAAAATCCTTCATCTTGATTTTTTATGCTATAAAGATATAAGTCATTTATCTTATCAGTATAAAATTCAATAATACTATCTTTTTCTTCTAGTCTAGTATAATTTAACTTGTAATGAACTATATATTTTTTATTTTTTCTACAGTACTCGTATATTAAGTCACATAATTGTATGTTTGTCATTTGCATTCTTCTCTTTAGGATTATGTTTGCATGAATTCTCTCTTTAGAGAAAAGCATATTTTAGTAAATTTATCGCTTAACCATCTATCCTCTTCATTCCATTTACGTTGATATTTTTCTTGTATAGAGAAAATATCTGTCAAAATTGATCTAATTCTAGTATCTGGTATATACGACTGAACCCAAAAAACACAAACTCTGCGTTTACCTGATGTAACTGTATTTACTCGATGAGTAAGTCCGGTTGGATATAAAACATATTGCCCAGCATTCAATTTGTAAGGAATTTCTCTATCTCCAATATTTATCATTAACTCTCCTCCTTCATATTCACTAGAATCATTTAAAAATATAGTGCAACTCCAATCAGATCTTGTATTGTTAGACATAAAAAAGCTGTCATTGTGAGTATCATAAAACATCCCCGGCAAATATTCAGAAAATATAAGTCCACTGAGACTATTAGTCTTTGTTGCACTAGCATATTCAAAAAAATTATCATTTTTAAAAATTGCTTGCCCCACAATCGAACAACACATTTTAAAGTATTGATCAGTATGATCCATCTCTGTGTTATTTTTTATATGATACCCCGGAAGTCTTGCAGACATTTTTCCAGTAATCATCTCAGATTGATCATATATTTGATTAATTTTTAAAAGATTTTCTTTTGTAAGTCCTTGAAATTCAGAAACTCTTATCATAACAATATCAAATGACGAATGGAATATTTTAAAGTGAATATAAAATGTTCAAAGTTTCCATAAACTGAGAAATTTGTGTTTCGGTATATTTATCTGATTTAGTAATATATGTTTCAATATAGTCTAATACTTCAGGAGTAAATCCAGAATAATCTAAAGACAACTTAATATCTCCAATTAATTCGATATTTTCGTTTTCCGTGTCATTAGGATCTCTTTCTAAAGAAACAGCAACCTTTAAATTAGGATCAATTTTATATAAAACTTTATTAACTTCCGAAATCATATTGATATAATCTAATTGCGTGAGATCTTCAATTTTTACAGACGGAAGATTAAATTGTTTTATAATATTAATTATTTTTTCTTTTTCCTTATTTGCTTTTTGATTTTCGAATTGATCAGGAGTTGACAAATATTCAACTTCGTAATTAGGATATCTCAATTTATATGTTGCAGGATCTATAGGAAAAAGAATAGTATATACTGTTGAATAATTCCATTGCTCTTGACTTGGTAAGTCACGCAAAACTTGTCTAAATTTCCTCCAGTTATTTTTATCTATATCACTAAATGGAATATCGGGAAGTTGTGTCCAATCAGATTTTTCTAGTAATCTATCTCTATATGACCTAAGTGATACAATACTATAGGTTAATTGTTTTTGAATATCACTTTTTATTTTTTCTCTGGTATCAAATAATTCTCTTTTTTTTAAATTTTCGTAAAATAATAGCGATTTATCAAACAGATATTTAGCATAGTGTAGAGGAATTTCAGGATCATATACAATATTTCTTTTTTGTTTCAACTTAAAATCATAAATAGTTTTTACTTTTTCTATTTTATAATAATTTTCATCATAATAAGTAAAAAATTGTATTCTATCATTTTCGTTAGAAATTATTTCTGGTAAATCAGAAAGAAATTTATCAAACTCCACATCGTAACCAGTAACTAATATTCCTTGATACCAAATTATTTTTTCAGTAAATAAAATTTGTAAAAGTGGAGTCTGATTCGTCATCGTTATATCTTCTGTATTAATTTATATTAAACTGTGGCCATATTACAATACCACCCAGTCAATATATATTTATTTTGGGTGTAAACAGGATTTCCTCTATGTAAATGAGTGTATGCCGCTGGCCAAATTACACACGTACCTCTTTTAGGTTTGATCCTTCTTTTTTGATACAGAAATTCAGTTTCTGCTTCATTATCTGGCATATCATTCAAATAGATTGCCCAAACTAAAACTCTTTGAGAATGTTGAAATCCAGCATTTTCACAGTGCCATACGTGATATCCACCGCCAGGTTCAGTTTTTTGCAATTTTTGATCTGCAGAAATTAAAGGAGTCTGACATAACTGACCATATTCTCTATTATAGTCTAAAAAACACGCATGTAAATATTGATCGAACTCAAAAGATACTCCTTTATCTATAGTTTGCAACATCACTCCAAAATCTTTTCTACCAACATTTGTATTATGGAATTGAGTTTCGCCTTCCATAATTGTTGTAGAAATATCAGAATCTACTAGGGGAGATCTTGAAAAATTTTGAAGTGCATTATCTATTATAGTAATCGCTTTATCACAAACAAATTTGGGAACATGATCTTCCCAGATACCAATAAAGTCTTTAAATTCCCCATTCATCATCTCAATTGGTTTTATGGGAGTAATTGATTTAGTCATAATTTTAATATTTTGATAATTATTTAGTCATAATGGTAATAAATTTAATATGCCTTTATTATATATTTAAGTCTAAAATAAGGACTCATTAAAGTTATTTTTTCTGCTGCTTGTAATCTAACACTTAATGCGTTATCAAACGGCAGTCTAGAAGTATTTGAAACTGTAAAAGTTCCAGAATTTAAAGAAACTCCAAGATCGTTAACAATATTTAGAGTTTTTGATATAATATTGCCAACATTATTTGATGGAGCAACATAGGAAGTAGAAGTATTGCTACCGTTTACAATAGCATTAACTAATTCACCGCTTTCATTATCATTTCCACGAGTTTGAACTGTTGAGTTAAATCCAAAAGAAAGCATATGTGAATGAGATCTAAGATTATCACCCAGTCTATTAAAAGTAATTACGTTTCCAACCGACGATGTATATATAACAGCAACTGCTCCGCTGATACTTTCCCCTCTGCCATAATAAGGTGATCCAAGAGAAACTCTGGTAGGCGTAACAGCTGTCGATACATGTGTATGAAAATGTATTGGCGCTCCACCAACTATTCTTGTTCCAGTTCCTGTATTAGATCCGACAGTATAAGAAATATTTCCAGAAAAATTTGGACTAGCTTCTTGTATTAAACTATCAAATCCAGCAGTTTTAAAAGTTCCAATAGTAAATGTGTCAGTTGCATCACCACCAATTTTTCCCCCGTAAAATCCAATTCTTTGAATTCCAATCATATCAAAAGCATTTGGATTGTCTGTAGTGGATGTAATATTATTATTATGCTCAGCTCCAGTAGGATTATTTGTTCCATCAGATAAATCCTGTCTAAATCTAATAGTAACTCCGGTTGTTTTATATTCAGTTGGAATATCTATTTTGATTTCTCGCCAAGCAGTATATTCTTCATCAAAAACCCCAAAATCACCAACATCACCAGCAGATGGCAATATAACATTTTCAAATCCATTTGGCCAAATAACTCTAAGTCCTTCGCCCTTTTGGTTTGGTCTTTCTCCACCATTAGAATCATTTCCCGCAATAGCAAATATCCTAACTGCGCTGTATCCAGTTAAATCTAAATTTGTAATTCTTATTTCTCTAGAATATTGAGTAGAATTAAATGGACTAGTTCCTGTAGTACCAAATCCAATATATGCAGTACCATTGGAAATCGCTGGATCACTAAATCCACCAGTTTCTCCAATTCCAGTTCCGTAATTTTGATAGGCAGATCCGGCAACAAATTCAATCGGTCTACCTAACACATTCTCACTAACATCAAAAAATACATCCGGTTTTTCTGGTGTAGATGAACTAATTTCACTGCCGGGAGGAAGTTGTCTTACGGTATCTACTGTATAGATTCCACCTTCAGATCCAGCTTCAAAAATAGATGCTTGAATATTTCCTGTACCTGGACCTTTATTTGGAGTCAAAGACGGAGCTAAAGAAGAATTAGAATCCACTGCTCCCGTACCCATTAATTTTTTTGACCGATAATCTGGTAATTTAAATGTTGATCCTGCCGTACCTCCATATCTATTTCCCAAGACCGAATACAAAATTGGGTAATCGTTAACAGACAATTCCCGGCCATCACATTCTAACCACCCCGGATAATCATTTTGAATATTCCATCTTGAACTTTCTACACTTAAATTAGTGCTATCTGACCATGTATCTGGTTTTGGAACAGAAATAATTGTTCCTATAGAGGCACCTGTTTTTGATTGTTGCTTAGAGTATCTTACTGGCATTTTATGTTTTAATTAAAAATTCAACTAATATAAATCTATGCTGAATATCATCAAGTTTAAAAATTGTACTTTTTGTAAAATTAACTGAAGTAATGATATTTGTTGGAGGAACTCCAAATGAACTAATGTTAGAAGATATAGATTTTGATATTGTAGATTTTACTAAGCTATGAGTATGACTTGTTGAAGTCTCAGACCCAGCTGACGAAGTAGTGGTTTCAACTGGATCAACTTCTAGTCCGCCATTTGGAGTATTATTTTGATCGTTTACTTTAGGACCACCAGTGGCAATATCACCCCCACTTACTCCAAATTGACTGTCATCTGCAGTGCTTATTCCTCGACTCCGCCAAGTTATAACAGAATTTGAATAGTGACCATGTGATAACATTTGACTATCAGTAAAAGTTCCAACTTCAGTCTGCGTTGCCAAAGTAGTTACAAAATTTGCTGATTCTGAAAATGTAATTGGAATAGTTGGTACTGCAAACTCACCTCCATAAAAAACATCTACCGTGTTTCCTTCGTTCAAATTCAATTCAACTTCAACACCTACACGCTGATATACTTTATTTGTTGTTGGATCAACAACTGTAATATTATCGTATCTGCCATTGGCAGAAGCAGCATTCATATATTTAGATCCTAGATCAGGTAATTGAAACTGACCAGTTCTTAAGTCAGCAGAAGCTTCTTCTAATTCTTGACCTTCTTTTCTGAATTTTGATTCTTCGCCAACTCCTAATATTTGCGATAATCCAAGATAATCCCTAGCTCTGAAAATGTCACCATTACATCTTAAAAATCCAGCAGGAATTAAATTAACCCAATCTATGCCAGCTGGATCATTTCCATTTAAAGTTACACCGAACGGAATTATTGTTCCCGTCGTAAGTCCATATTTTCCTTTTTCAAAAGAATAATTTTTTGACATCTTAATACGCTCGAATTATGTAAATTACACTCAAAGAAGGAGTATTTATATTATCCATTCTAATCGAAGCAATATCTTGAACTGCACTATTTAGTGGAGCTACCGATCCAGTAGACATAGTATTTGATACAAGTACATTTGGTGCGTTTATATTTCCTCTTGTAATAGAATACGGTAATGTAGGATGATCATGCCCACCAAAAGCAAAATTTGGAGTTTGAGATCCACCAGAAACTACAGCATTACCTGTAGTAGCATCATTTCTAGCTGGTGTACCACCCCAATTAACTCCAGGATGATTTAAATGAACTGGATATGGGTGAGATCCATTAGCGTTTGCTCCTTGTATTACTGTATCATCCTCAGGTATCATATAATTTTTATTTGGAGTATTTTGTAATGTAAATTGACCTCTAACATATGTCGAAGGCCACGGATTATTAACGGAACCACTATTTACGTCGAAATTTCCTCCGCTCCTTATACTAATTCCCATACTATTAGCTGTTTGTGCCCCAGATGGAGTTACAAATGATGACCAGACCAAATTACCATTTGCTTCACTCGGCCAATATACAAAATTGTCACTATCATCTTGACATCTACCATAAGATATTAATTCAAGAATACTACAATTTGTAATGTCATTATTTTGGCCCACCTCAGCATATTCATTGGTTGCGCTTATAGACTGACTTGTTCCTACATGACTATGAGTAGCCATATGAGAATCGCCAAGAACTCTAGGCACAAGAGAAATGTCATCTGAATATCCACTTGGGTTCATACCAATATCTGTTACTCTACCAACTAAATTATTAACTGGATCTAAATTTACGTATAAATCTATATTAGATGTTGCCCCTGCGGTTAAATTTGCAGTATTTACTCCCATTCTAGATATAAAATCATTATTTAAACCTATGCCAGGAATATTTGAATGTGTAGGATGATAATCTGCAATTGCTTTATCAAGCAATTTTGGTGTTAAAAAATCTTCACCGGATCCGCCATATTGATAACCAATAACTGCAAATAATTCTGGATAGTCATTAATTTGTAGAGAAACACCATTACATGGTATCCATCCAGGAGGAAGAGATCCAATATTACCAGACCACCCAGTAATTGTTCCTATTGCTGTTCCTTTAAGTGATTTTAATTGACTGTAAAACTTTGACATTATTTTAAATCTCCATCAACCACCATCCACGATATGTAGACGGAATTGATACTGAGTTTCCATCCGAAGATCCAACATACACCAATCCAAATGCTGCGTTTGGTGTATTTACAATTAGTTCTCCGCCATCATATGTTCCAGTTGTAAGACCTAAGGCACTACCAGTTGAATCTCCTTGTACTTTTACTCCAGCTGGTGCTCTTAATAGTAACTGAGTATTATACTTTAACTGACCAGCAACGTCAACTATACGAATAACATCTCCATTGTTCGCTGTTGTTGGTAGTAATAATATTAATATAGACCCAGATCCTATTGGATTAACAAAATAATTAGTATTTGATACCAATTTCTCTTCATCTGATATACTATTTTGTGTATTTGAGCTAGTCGAAATAAATACCCATTTTCTGCCACCAGTAGGCGTAAAGTATTGTGTAACACCACCCAAATCAATAGCTCCATTGCTATTAACATTAA